CTACAGTGGATATGTGCGTCATGTCTTTGATCATACCTCTGGGGATCGTGGTTCCCCGACCAAAATCTTTAGATAAAGGCATAAAATCAGCCACCAATGTAACGGAGTCTTTTGATTCTTTAAGGATTAACCCATAACTATGGACCACGGGCACCTCTTCAAGTTTATCAATATCATGGGCCTCGTACCAACCAGACGGATGTTCAATTGTATCTTCCCAGGTTATTCTCACCAATTTGTAACTCATGTAAATCACTATATATATTATTCTACAGAAACTAAATCTAAACTTGCCGAAAAAACGGAAAATCGGTTTACATATTTACAAAGTAGTAAAAAACTATATATATCAACGCTTATCTCTGTAAATAAGTTGTTAAACGGCTGTAAATATGTTGGTGTTCGTTTACAAAGTTTGGCGATAAATAAGGCTTTTTGATGAAGAAGACACAAGAACTGACTCCAAAACAGATGGCTTTTGTTAACATTTTTATCGAAAAAGGGCTCCAACAGAGTGCAAAACAGTGCGCAATTGATGCTGGATACAGCGAAAAGATAGCTCCTGTAGTCGCAAGTAAGTTACAAAATCCAAAATATTACCCACATGTTGTCCAGGAATTAGAGAGACGGCGTGCAGAACTAAACAGGAGATACTCCATTTCCTACAAATCACACATACAAAAACTAGCAGAACTACGTGATAATGCAGAGGCTGCTGGTAATTACACTGGTGCTATTGCAGCGGAAAAATATCGTGGCATGGTCGCTGGTTTATATATTGACCGAAAAGAGATTATGCATGGCACCATTGATCAGATGACGGTCGGTGAAGTAGAGGAGAAATTAGTTGAGCTCAGAAGAAAATTATCCATTCCTGGACAATATGAAGTTATTGAACAGGAAACATTACAAGGGGAATCTGTCGGAAGCGATGGCGATAGTGCACTTGATGAAGATGGGCAACCTAGTATTCAAGACGATACATGATACTGGTTGTGTAGATTTTGTAACTGTTGACCGCAAAGGTAAAATTAATTTGTATGACGTGAAAACTAAATCCATACGTAAATCTGGTGTAAGAAAGGGTCATCACATCAGCAGACCTAGAACTCCATTACAGAAAAAACTCAGAGTAAATATCATATATGTTGACATAGAAAGTCAGGAGATCCAGGTAGTCATGCACAATGATTGAGCGTAATCTTTGGCAACAATTAAAGAGAAATACAAAGCTTGTTGTATGGACAAGAATTGAAGCAACGAGCGGTCTTGGAATACCTGATTTACATGGTTTTTTTAAACGTTGTTTTTGGGTTGAACTAAAGATAATAAAAGATAACAAGATTAACTTTTCACCACACCAAATTGCGTGGATAAATCGGCATTATTCGTTGGACGCACCCGTGTTTGTTCTTGCCAGAGACCCTCGCTCGAAGACTATTAAATTATTCTCAGGCTCCATTGTCCGTTGTCCTCATACCGTGGACCGTGTTCCTCCATTACTCTCCATCCCCCAGCGTCCCCGGGCCGTGGACTGGGAACAGTTGACAGCCCTGCTGGGATCCTGGACACCGGGTGATTCACCAAGCTCCATTGTTCTCCATTAGTAAGTCCATCCCTATCCTCCATTACTAGAGAGGCCGAGAGCTGCACTGCTCAGGCCAGCAGGTAGTTGTTGACACCAGCGTCAGGAGATGGTAGTGCAGAGGTATTCCTTCTTTATTCATGTTAGCCAAACACATGAAGGGTGCATCAGCGATGGTGCACCAACCTTTCTCCATTCTCCATTACACACCAAGCCATATAACTATGCCTAACATAAGAGCTACCGCCATCCGCTCAGGAGCTGGTAGAAACCTGCTGGTAAAAAAATTTACAAAAGGACTTGACATCCCAACATATTAGGACTATATATATGTAAGGGAAATGATAACGAGTCCGATCAGGATTGACATTTTCCTATTACAAGGAGGCACCGAAGGTTGACGACTGACACAGCCAAGACGTGTTAGAGTAGGTGCCTCACACACAAAGGAGGCGAAGATGAATTATAAATATGATCACATTGTCCATTTGCTGTTAAACAAACACGGCTGGATTCGTTGTCCCTGGTTCGTGAGCTGGCAGGAGGTTCCGTATGGCCGTTAAATTTAAACAAGACTCCATTCTAGACTGGATCTTAGATACCCAGGAGAGAAGCACAATTGAAGATGTGACCCGGCACGGCTGTGCTGGAGGAACCATTAGTGAGTTGATATACTACGCAGACACGTCTGCATTCTATGAAAAATACAAAGAAGAGATTTGGCAGAGACTTAGTGATATGGCCAATGACCTGGGGTGCGACTCCATTCTCCATTTGATCGTAACCTTCAATGGATCTAAAGAGGTGGGCAGTGACCTGCAGCTCAGGAACCTGCTGGCGTGGTGGGCTGCTGAAGATGTGTGCAGAGGCATCTGTATGGACTGGGACGATGAAGAAAGGGCGACTGCGTAAGTTGCCCGCTTTCCTTTTTATCTTAGTTGCTAGCGTGTTGGTTATCTCCATCGTGGCTATCTCCATTGCCAGTCTTCCCCTTGGGATTGGGTCGTTGGCCCGGGAGCTGCTGGGGGCTGTCCTGCTGGTCTGGGTAATATTTGTGGTTTCAAAAGTTATCCACAACTTAATTATATAATTACTTGCAATTAGTTAGGAATAATTTATATATATAATAAGCCAAAGGAGGCACAACATGAATAAAAAGAAGGAAATAGATAAGTTAGCAAGGCTAACAGTTCTAGCAAACTTCGTCAATTCGAAGTTGAAAGAGCAAAAGACTTTAGTGAAGTCATTCGTGACAGAGGAGGACAAAGTCTTAAAAGGCGTTGAGCATAAACTAAATGTTATCATTAGGAGTTATAAGCGTTTCGATAGTGAAGCGTTTAGAAAAGATCAACCAGAAGTTTATAATGATTATAAAACGAAGGTTGTGTCATCAATGGAACTGAAGCCGTTGATAGATGCCGAACAAGAGTCGGAACTATTAACGGAAAATTTTCCGTTAATGCAAATCCAATTGCAGTCAAATAATTAGGCAAAACATTCATGCATTGGAACATAGACACGGGGGCGACTGCACCCCGTGTCGCAATCGTTCCATTCTCCATTACCACTTACATCTTTATATAGGTGTGCATGAGGAGTCTTGGTGATTCCTACCGCTGGCGTGGGTGAAATACAACATCAGAGTTGCTATGGCAAGTAAAAGTTATCCACAGTTATTTATAATAAGATCTTGTAATAAGTTAGGATAAGAGTAGTTTATAATCATGCCTAGTAATAATAACGATATTATCAATCGTCCTTTTGCAGATTTGCAGGAGAAAATGGCTGAAGTCGAAAGACTGAAACGATCTGATAATATCACAAATAGAAGAGAGGTAGATTACCGTGCTATTTGCGATTACCTTAATTCTGAAATTTTTCATCTTATTGCTTCTGTTGATGATCCTAAAGTGAAGGCTTGGGCTCGTAAGATCGTCAGCAAACTGCATGAAATGGTGGGAAAAGATATCTTATAACCACGTACCTGGGAGGCTTCCGCCTCCCAGGCATCTCCACCTGTAATTACCATCTGTAAATTTTAACCACTAGATCTTGAGTCCCGAACTGCGTTTTACCACCATATATGGTGGGTGGCGGGGGTGCGGGGGGTTTACCCCAATCAGAGGTACTTGCATATCTGCACGTAGGTTGAGTTTTACACAAATAATTACTATGATATAAATCTGATATGCGAATTGACTTTGATGTCTCCCAAATGGACGCTAAAGAAGCGAGAGAGGCATTACTAAAATTAGAACTTAGAAAGACACAACTAGAACTATCATCTAAGGCAAGAGACTCCTTTTTAACGTTCGTTTCAACCGTTTGGCCAGGGTTCGTGGAGGGTGAACACCACCGCAGGATCGGCGAGAAGTTCGAAAAGGTACTATCGGGTGAAATTAAAAGATTAATTGTCAACATGCCACCTCGACATACAAAATCGGAGTTTGCTTCGTTTCTCTTCCCTGCATGGCTCATGGGCCACAAACCACAGACCAAGATTATTCAAACAACACACACCGCAGAACTGTCTT